TGATACATATCAAATTGTTTTTGATTAGCTGTAGCAGACAAATTAGGATCATAGTCTACGCCTCTTCTATATTCATAGTTAGGTCTGTAATCTGTTCTATAGTTAACGACTCCACCTCCTCCTCCACCACTATTAGTGAAAGCATTAGTGTAAGGTATTCCATAAGATTCTGGTTGTATTGTTGAGTTATAAGAAAGATTCTTTTGTTCATAAGGATTTAATCTAAATTTATCCATCGAGAGAAAATGATCTCCTCCCTCCCATATTTGTTTATCAATTCCTTCGTAAAAAGACATTATCTTCTTCCTCCTGGATGTATATCCAATCTAAACGTACCTAGTTTCCAATCTTGACCAGCGGCCGTATTAGCTACTTTAAATTGAACAGCTCTTCCTCTGATTCTGGTATCCACTTTTGTATTAGCTGTAGTTATATCATAGTTTGTAGTGGTTGCACTACTATTAGGATAATTTTTAGTAACCAATGAAACTCGCGTGTCGCCTGTCTGACTAATAAAGTCAGGTATAAATCTACTAACTCTCATTACAAATTCACCATCCCCTCTAAGATCAGGCATTCCTACAACACTTCCTGTTGTACTTTTTTTCTGAGTAATATCAAAATCACCAGATTCAATATTTGCTAGGATAGCAGTCACTACACCTCCTGCATCTACTTGATCGGTCCCTGTTTCCTGGGCATAGTAGTATGTAACTCCTGCCGTATTTCCAACAACATCAAAAGATGCATTACTGCTAGTATCATACCTAGTTGCATGAGGTTTATCAAAGATCGAAGAATCCTGCCACGCTGTTCGTGCTAAACTACCTGTAGTCCATACTGTTCTTTTAGAACCTGATTCAAGATAGTTATAAGTAACTACTCTATCAATTACATTAGAACCATTAGTACAATAAAACCAGTTTACTTCTGTAAATAGGTTATTTAATCCACAGTTAAATAAATCTCTTGAGGTAGTATTAATATCATCATACACATAGTCCTCTACTAAGCATGCCAGTGATCTTAATCTACCATCGTATGAGAAAAATCCGTTTTCTGCCATCCAATAAGAAGTACCGTCGACTTCAATTGCAGCATTCTTACCTATTAATCCACAGTTGGTTCCAGCTATTTCAAAAGCAAAAGTAAATGGTGCTCCAACAAAACGCATTAAAAATAATGCTTTATCTGTCCAAACATAAATGGCATCTCTACCTTGTACGGCACCCATAATTTTAGAACCATCAGCAAGTCTTTGTGTACCCGCGGTATTGTTGGCCCTTACTGTATATGAATTTGTACCGTTAATATTTTCTTGATCAGAGAACCTAATATACATATCATCTTGTGTTGTTGGATCACCTATAGTTGTTTCTGTTCCAAAAAATATTAAGTGTCTATCTGGTGTAGAAACTAACATATGTCTTGAAGCTGTAGGTGCATTAGCTAGTACTGTGGCTCTTGTTGCTGTTGCAGCTGATATTGATGAATCCCATTCAAAACATTTTCCATTATAAATAAGTGCTAATAATTTTGTTCCATAGTTATCTAAAACCCATAAGCCGGGATCAAGTGTAACGTCTTCAGAAGACGATTCTCCCCACGCTACATAATCAGAAATATTACTTACTGTTACTCCAGCAGTATGGGATGCTCTTGTAGTTCCGTTAACTGCCCGCGCTCCTCCGCTTAAAGTTCCTGTTGAGGTATCATTATTTGTATAACTAATATCTTCTGATCCAATTCTAATTTCTCCTGACGCTGGAAAAGCAGTTGAACTAGCTACAACTACAGTCGTAGTAGCATCGTCTGGAAGTGTTGTTGATAGAGTAGTCGTTGCAATACCTGAAGCAGTTCCGCCGAAGTTAGCTGTTCCCCATCCATATCCCCCTAATTGTTGATTAGGGCCAACATTGTAATAAGGACTACCGGTTGCACTTCCTACATTACTAGTACTTCCAGTGGTTTCATTAGAAGCCATTGTTAATTCAATAGTAGTGGTAGTTGGGACCTGTGTAGCCTCAAATACTTTATCTTCAAAATCTGTGGTTTGAAAACTAGATCCTGTAAGTGTAGTTACACTACTAAAAGTTAAAAGATCTCCTTCTACCATACCATGTACTGATGGAAATGTTACTGTAACAGTAGGCTGTCCACTAGTTGTTGAAAAGTTACAACTAGCAATTGAAGTCCTTAATGGGGTAATATCATAGTAAGAACCCGCATAGTATATATAAAGAACTTTACTGGTACCAATAGCTGAATACTTGATTCCAGCGTTATTATCAAAGTGATGAATAGCTCTAGCTGGACCCGTTAATTTATCAGCTCCTAGTTGATCCCAGCCACCTATTTTTTCAGGTGTACCATATCTAAACCTAACATTATCACCACCAGACCATTGCCCTTCGGCCCCGGTCTCTGTGACTTGTTTATTAAATCCTGGTAGAAAGCCTAATTTTTGTAACATGTAAAAAACCTATATTTAAAAAAGAGAGTATATTACACTATAAATCAGATATCAAACACTACCTAAACCGTATGATATGATTATTCGGGGGTCTAAACCAATAGCCACATGTAAATGGCCTTTGGGTATATGCAAAATATTACCTGGTTCTACTATATATTCTTTATCTTCTATTTTATATAGGGTCCTACCAAAAGCCCCTAAAATATATACATCGTAAGTATCCCTGTGGATATTACTTTTTACTCCGGATTGCATACAGTAAAATAAATCTAGGTCTGCCGGTAATTTATTAGGATTAAAATTATTTTCACAGTATTTAAACACGTGTTCAAGCATTGGATAAGCATGTACCTTTTTAATTTGAAACACAGAGTTTAAAGCATAATCAATTATCCATTGGCTAGAATGTGAAGAAAGGTAGTGCCCTGTATCCAAAATATGGGATACTGTGTTAAAATCAAAAGGTTTTTCAAACTTTATTTTATTTTTTAAAAGCATTATTTTACCAAATACAATCTATATTTATAACTATTCTTTGTGATGATTTACTAGGATGACTACCTGTATGTAGAATATTCCCGTCAAACACCACTAATCTATTTGCTTTAGGGGAGACACTTTTAACTATTTTTGTTCCTTTAAAAAAATGAGTGTCGCCATCACTATCATTAACATAATAAAGTAAAACATTGTGGTCCATAAAAGGGTTTTCAAAATCTTTATGTGGGGTATTGTGGTGATGTTTTTTTCCATCTGATAATTTAAGTTGTAAATTTACTTTAGCACGAAATATTTCCATTGTTTTAATTTTATATTTAGTAAGAAATAATTTAGTAAAAGATTTAATTATTGTAAAATAAGGTGAGTTTATTTTATTTCTCCCTTGTCCTAAATCTTTGTAAGCATAAAACAAATGAGTAAGCTGAGTTCCTTCAAGGATATTTTTATAAATTTTCTTCATGTCTCTAGTAGTTCTAATTATAGTGGTACTGTTGTTAGGCTGTAAGTACCAGGGAAAACTATCAGAAGTAAATGTTTTAAGTATTTCTTTATGTTGTTTTTTTGATAAAAAATTATCAATAACTTTGTATTTTAATTTTTTAATATTCATGAACGGTAGCTCCTTTTTGAAGTGCGTCTAAAGTTACATTATCTGTTATGTTTCCCGAAACAGACACACGTTCTACTTTTGATTTAAATGGGTACACATAATGTTTTACCCAAGATGGAAAAATCCACATATCTTTTGTCTCAGGTAAAACAGAAAACTGAGTTATCGCTTGACGATTTCCATCTCCATATAAAAAAGAAATGCCCCCAGGTCCTGCAGAAGCACCTACATATTTCTTTTGTTCTTCTTTTAATTTTTTAGGAACATCTAAATAAATTACAAAACTTAAAGTGTCCGAATGATCGTGTGGCGGGTTAAATTCACCAGATCCTTGATAGTTTACCCATAAACTTTGTAGACTATATTTAGCAGGCTGAGCATGCCTGTGTACTAGCTTGTTACTCCAATGTCTTTTTGTTTCATCGTAAACCTGTAGACATTTAGAAATTTCTGGAATAAATATATTCGGATTTCTAAAAGCATATTCTTTTTTAATAATCCCTGCTAATTGTTTATGAAATAAGTTTTCTTTTTTACGGGAAGCTTTTGCTTCAGATAAAAGTTTGTTGTGAAAATCATCTTCAATTTTCATTTTTGCTACACAAGGTCCCCAGTTTAAAACATTTATTTCCATATTAATTTGAATAATCTATCCACCCCTTTTTATAATTTTCAAGAGCTCCTTTAGAAACAGCTTGGCAATTCCAATGTATAAATCTAAAAGTATCATAACCTATGTCAGGTGGATACTCGCAGCTTGGCAATTCCAATGTATAAATCTAAAAGTATCATAACCTATGTCGGGTGGATACTCGTGAGTTAAATAAGATGGAAAAAAAACCATAGTTCCTGGTTTAGTATTATAAGAAACTTCTTGAGAGGCATAAGTTATGTTTTCTTTTTTTACTTCAGGTAAACCTATCATTGTTTTTCCTGGTCGTGGATCGTGAAAAACTGGTCTACTTGTTGTCTCCCCTGATTTTAAAAAATAAAAACCAGAAATATGTCCGTTCCAATGTGTGTGAGCTGAATGATGCCCACAACCATCTTTAGGAAATTCCTGTACCCATAGCTCCGTTAAGAAAACAACATGAAATTCCTGTACCCATAGCTCCGTTAAGAAAACAACATGGTTGTTTAAATCATGCCCCATTTCTTTTAAAAGATTAGTTGCTGTATCAACTATATATCTCGATAGCTGATTGAATTTTGGGTCTCCTGCTAAACTAGTTGAATGATAAACAAATCCTTTGTCTCCTTTATTTCCATAAGTCTTATTTCTTTTTTTAATATCGTCCGCCAATCTTTTTTTAGATGCTTTAATATATGGGTCAGAAGCTTTATTTAATTCTTTGACAAATTGTGGTTCATAAACTGTCCAAACAGGGGTTGGAAAATAATTTTCTCTATTAAGGTTTTTAGGGTAGTGTTTCATATTCTGTTGTTCTCCGATACAGGAAACTTAGTAAAATTAATTCCATAATAAAAACCGACTAATGTCAGTCGGTCTTCTTTTATATTTTGTTCAGCAAACTGTTGGGCTGCATGCCACTGTGAACTATCAAAAAAGACGGCCCTATTATACCTAGAACTAAAATGAACCGTTTCTTCAAAATCAATATTGTTTTCTTTTACTGCTTCTTTTTCCTCTTTAAATTTTTTTTCTAAAAAAATATTAAACTTCTTTTTAGAAGTATCATCATTGGTTGGAAAAGCTTTTACATAATTAAATATAGATGTTCCACATTTTCTATGTTTAGATAAATATATAATTACAGTAAGCTCCGCAGGGTCATCAACATGAACCCACCCTGTATTACAATAATCAGATGAGATTTTTTGAAAGTATAGGTCACCTAAGTCATATGTTATTTTAGTATAATTATTAGGAAATAGGGTAGCTAAAACTTTTCTTCCAACATGTCTATGTATTTGAGGGGCAATTAAATGTAATGACTCAGTTCTTTTTCCTGGCCACTTACCTGTTTTAGAGGGTGTGTACTTAAACGTTTTGGCGTAGTTTACTACATCATCTGGGTTTTTAAAAAAATTATCAATACATAGTGAAGGAAATAACATGTTATATTTTTATATTAGTGTTTATAATACAACGAACGTCCTTAGTTGGTTGACTGCCACTGTGCCAGTAATCACCACTAAAAATTAACATACGTCCTTGTTTAGGTTTTACTCTTTTCTTTATTTTTAAATTTTTATCTTTATAGACAATGGTGTCACCATCACCGTCATTTACATAATACAGGAATACTAAATGTTTTTCAACCAGATCTAAGTGTGGTGAGTCAATATATTTATCTTTAACTATATTGTTAGATAAGGGAAACTGTAAAAAACCTCTAGATTGGAGAATACTTATTTTTTTTAATTTAAGTTTTTTAGCTGTTTTTACAAGCAGGTTTTCAATGTGTTTAAAATAATCACTGGGTTGGCCATTAAATATAAAATGATGTGCTAGTCCAGGTTTTCTTTCGTCAGGATTATCTTTTAAAGAAACATCATTAAGATAATACCAAGGAAAATGTTTACCTAACATTAGGTTTTTTATATTTTCTTGTTCTTTCTTTGCTATAACATTCTCTATAACTTTAATCATTTCTGTATCTATGCACAGAAATATAGCACTTACTTTGATTTATATCAATAAATTAATTATGATTTTTCCCACGCACCTGTAGAATCGTTCCAGTCATAGTGGTCTCTAATAGGGGTTCCATCCTCTCTTTGCTTTCCATCATCGAAAGTTTCTGGATAAGCAACGGGTGGTTCCCACATAAATGTAGTTTGATTTAAAACCCACTTAGTATAAATAGTCCCATCGTTAGCTTCCATATGTTCTTTATGAAAAGCATCATTTGCTTCATCATAAACTGAACCAGATCCAGCATAGTTTTTTCTAAAAGGGGTTCCACCTAATTTATGTACGCCGCCCTCTGTGTTATATGAAGTTTGTTTCCAAACAGCAGTAGGTTCTTTGTATAAAGTTCTTAAAAATTCTACACCTTTTGATTCTTGTTCTACACCATTTTCATCTTTACACACATTGTCATGTACAGATTCAACTTTTAGAACCTTATTGTTTTCATCTAATTTTGCAAAGTACGCCATTACGCTGTGTAACTCCCTGAACTATTAAATACCATAATTGTATCCGTCCCACTTGTCGTAACAGTTGGACATCCAGTTGTTGTCCCTGAATAACATCCAGTAGGCACTCTTAAAATAACAACACCTTTTCCACCATTGGCTCCGGTTCTATCAGCGTTTCCGCCAGCTCCACCGCCACCGCCACCAGTGTTAGCTGCTCCATCTGTAGCAGATGCAAAATTTCCTGATCCTGTTCCGCCGCCACCTGTTCCAGGTGAGGGTGTTCCACAACCACCTTTTTGAGAAGCACCACCGCCTCTGGCAACAGCTGAACCTGTAATAGAAGAAGATAGACCACAACCACCTGCGTTGTTAGTACCTGCTGCAACGCCGGCTCCGCCGCCGCCACCGCCTTCTCCGCCGCCTCTTCCATCGGTTCCTTGATTAGCTGTTCCTGATCCTGCTTCTGTAGAACCTGTACCGTGACCTCCGCCACCTCCAGATCCACCACTAGCTCCTGCTGAGTTGTTTGGTCCACCTCGACCACCACCAGTTGCTGTAACACAAACACCACATCCAGCAATTTTTGAATCATCACCTCTGGTGTCACTACTTCCTCCAGAATTTCCACCGGCACCGCCGGCACCAACAGTGATCGTGTATGTTTCACCACTAACTAATTCTACTGTACTTGCAGTTGTTGAAGTTGCTCCAGAATTTTCTGATGCATATGAATTAATATAACCACCGGCTCCACCGCCACCGCCACCTGCAGTGTCGTTAGTTCCACCGGCACCAGCTCCACCACCAGCAATTACTAAAAATTGTAGTAATGTAGGGCCAGCTCCTCCTCCAGAACCAAATCCTAAGACTTGATAACCAAAAGATTTACCTTTATTTGATTTTTTATTTTTAGTTCCCTTACCTTCGAACGTTAAGGGAAGATCTATTTTTCTCATATCTAAACTCCTTATGCGTCGTTAGCAGCGTCAGTAGTATAGAATATTTTAATTCCTAAAACTCGAGCTTCACCAGTAAAAGTATCACTGCCATCAGCTGCATCTCTGTATAGTTGAAAATAACTTTGTTGATCATCTGCAGGTGAACCCGCAATTGTCATTGCACTACTTTCACTTGTTACTTGTTGATCTTCAACTGTTCCGATTCCAGCGTCTGTAACCTCTATTGCTGTTCCAAATGCAACATCAATAGTATCACTATCACCACATGCAACTCCCTGTAATCCAAAAATACAGTTTCCTGTGTTTGTAGTACTTGGAGCCCAAAAAACTTGATAAGTCACTGTTCCTAAATTCCATGATTTAGGCATAGCCACTGTAAATTGAGTATATTGTTTTGTACTCGCATCAAAATCAAAAACTTTCATATCAGGTCTTGTTGCTGTTGTTTCAACCTGTGCTGAGTCAGCTCCATTAGTAGTTGATGCATACATTGCAGCTGCTGGAACCCACATAGTTTCTTTACCAGCAATTTTAACTGCTGCAGTTGCTGATTTAAGAACACCAGATCCTTTAGGGTTTAGATTTATATCAACATTAGTCTCTCCTGTTGCTGATAAAATTGGACCGTTTCCAGTTGCTGCATTAGCTAAAGTAAATTCATTAACCGCTGAACTTGTTGCAGTAAGATTAACTAATTCATTTCCGTTTGTATCTGATATTTTTGTTCCTATTACAGGACTAGTTAAAGTTTTGTTTGTTAAAGTTTGTGTTCCAGTTAATGTTACATCTCCAGCTGGTAAAGTATCAATGTCAGGGTTAGTTCCATCATTTGCAGTAGCAAATACAAGAGCGTCACCTTTATTAGTAGCTCCAAAAGTAAAGCTGTCTCCTGATCCAGATACATATTTAAATTCAACTGTGTATGCTCCTGAAGTTGAATTTCTTAAAAAATAAAATGTTTGAACATCAAGTGGTATAGTTACAGTTATATTTCCAGTAATTGTACCAGTAAATTCTATCATTCTGTGTGCAAGAGTTGCACCAGTTGATCCGTCAGAAACTGATAATGTAGTAGCGCCAGTTCCATTGACTGCTTGTGTTGTATAGCCACCAGCAAGTTGCTCAATAATTTGTAAATTAGTATTTGTGATGTCTCCCCATTGGCCGGCTTTTTCGCCAGTTACCATAAGTTCTACACCAAGACCGGTATATGTTGATGACATAATTTTTTTCTCCTATTACGATGCTATAGTTACGTCTGTATAAGATGTATTTCCTGTAATGTCAACATCAGAAAAAGATGTATTTCCTGTAATGTCAACATCTAAATATCCTAGTACTCCGAATCCTACGGTATTTAAACTAGCAGTAAATGTTTGTGCAGTCAACCCTATACTCATTTCTGTAGGGCTAATTGATCCTACTGTAGCGGCAAATGTCTGTGTAGTTAATCCGATAGACATTTCCGTAGGAGAAATAGATCCAACAGTAGCTGCAAAAGTAACTCCTGAAATATCTATAATTTGTGCGTCTGTTGCGTCTACACTACCTACGTCAGCAGTAAAGGTAACACCACTTATTCCTACTACGTCAGCAGGTAAAATAGAACCTATTGCAGCTGTAGTTGTTAAACTTGCTAAACCTTGTACATGGTCAGACCCATTATTTATACTTAGGGTTCCTAATCCAGTGCCCATGGTTACACCACTGACACCAAAAATCATGTCGTAATTTAGGGTTGGTGTACCTAGTTCAGCAGTAGTATCTAAACCGCTAATTCCAATTATACTTTCTGGTTTAAATGTAAATATTCCACCCCATTGACCTTCACCATAAGAATGAATACCCCATCCATTTGGACCAAGTTCCATTGCCATTGATAAACCGTCAAGTGCAACAGTGGTTGTATTTTCACCCCAGTTACCAACACCGTATTCGTCTCTACCCCAGCCTGAAATCGATTGAGCATAAGCTAGTGTACCTAAACTTGCTGAAAAACTAAGTCCGGAAACTGAAACTACAGGACTATAACTATCGCCCCAAGGTTCATTACCATAAGTGTCTCTACCCCATCCTTGTTCAGAAGCCGCAGTAACTGAACCTACTGATGAAGAAAAAGATA